TTTAGCTTTAATTAAAAAATTATAGGATAATGGAAATAAAAAAAATAATTGAAACTGTGTTTTTGCCAGAATGGGGGTCTCCTGCTTACATATGCGAGGGCGGTAATATATACATAGAGCTAACAGCAGGCAGATGGTATAATAAGCAGGAGTTTTTAAACAATGAGTTATGGAAAACGTTTAACGAATTATTTACACGTCCAAGATTAGAAACTTTTGAAGAATTAGAAAAATATTACAAAGATAAGTATGAAAGTAAATAAAATAACACTAGAAGATTTAAGACAAGTTGCGGAAAGGAATAAGAGATAATACAAACATGTGCTTCTCAAAGTGGACATATAAAGAAATTGAAAGCTATAATAAAGATACTGGATTAATAGGGGTTAAATGTGGCATTGAGTGTTATGTAGACATAAGACAATACTAACTTTACCCTTAAAATCTTCAAAATCAATAATACCCTTCGATGGAATAGAGCAAAGATAACCATTCATTAAATTATAAAATTCATTCCGAGTTATCCCGATCTGGCTGCATACTGAATTAAGCTTAATAAAGTTCAATTTCATATGTAGCTTTATTTTATCCCTAAACTCCTTACGCTCAGCTTTCCTTCTTAACTGGTGGTTATTCATTTTTATTAAGATATTCTGTTATTACTTCAATCGTAGACGGTCTAGGCGTGGTTAGCTCCTTTTTTAGATTGTATAGCGTTTGTCTGGCTATAGGGACTTGTTCGCACAGTGATTGATCGCTTAAATTTTCAGATACTTGGTGGGTCAGTAATTCAACAACTTTATCGTCCATAGTTTTTTAACAAAAATAGTGAATGTTAAGCATTTATGCAAATTATGTACAAATGTCACAATGTAATATTTTGCTAAACAGGCACATAATGTATAATTTTACACAAAAATACTTTGTATAATGAGCAAATATTTAGTAAAGTATGATTTTTTTAGCCTGATTCAGGAAACTTATCTTAATGAGGTTACGAACGTTACGGATAGATTAATTAATGATTCAATTGATGAAGCGGTTGAAGAGGCAGCAGGATACATAAGACATAGATACGATTACGATCAAGTTTTTAAGGTTGTTCAAGAATGGAGTGAAAGCGCAACTTATAAAGTTAATGATCGCATTTTTTGGAGCGCAATAACTTATGATTCAACGTTAACCTATTCTACAGATGATCAAGTAAGTTTTAATATTGGTACAAGTCCAGTAATTGACGAAAAAATATATATTGCAAATGATTCAGTAGCAGCAGGAGAAACGCCGCTAACCACGCCCGCTAAATGGGATTTGAAAGCAGACAATAATACATTCTATACATGTACCGTTGCTACAGTAGCAGGGGATTTACCAACAGACACGGCAAAATTTACGGCAGGGGACGATAGAAACAAGAAACTTAAAACCGTTGTAGTTGATATTTGTTTGTACAACCTATTTTCAAGGATTACACCTAAATCAATACCAACTGTTAGGTTAATTAGATATGACGGCAATGGAGATAAGGCTAAGTCTGAAAATGCAATTAGTTGGTTGGAAAAAGTTCAAAAAGGAAACATAACGCCAGACTTGCCTGTGTTGCTTGATGACGATGGAGAGTCGGAACAGAATACGGAAAGGTTTAGTTATGGCAGTTCACCCCAAACAGCTTATAGATAATGAATATACTAAGCAGGTACATACAAAAACAAGTTAACAAAGGTGTTAAAGAGAAGTTTGAAAATATAGCAAAAAAACTACCTAAAAAAGCAAATACATATCATTATATTGACCCTGAAACATTGGACAGGATTTCCGCAAATATTGGAGAATGGAATGATATAGTTGAAAATGCGGAAGATATCGACAATCCGGATAGGGAAGAATTAATACAAGGATATAAGGGATTCGTTGATGATTACCAAGTTTTTTCAGCGATGCAAGCGCGAATTAATAAAGCTATTTCTGGATCGTTTGCAATAATGGGTAAAGATGGAGAGATTGATGAGGAGGAAACGGCTAAATTTCTTGATCCTAAAGGTTATCCATTGCCTTGGTTTCGTGAGTTTATGACAATTGTTGAATTGGCTATATTCTACGGATATGAAGTGATACAACTAGGTGATATTATTGATAATAAATTTGATTGGGTTGAAAAAATACCAGAGGAAAACTTAATCCCTTATTATCATGCTATTTTAAAAAATTACAATTATTCGTTTACAGAAGAAAACTCTATCAGTATAGATGACGACCTTTATAAAAATTGGACAATCGGCGTAGGTTCTGAAACTGATTTAGGATTGCTGAACAAGTGTGCAAAATATGTAATTTACAAAGGCGTATTCGGCTCATGGTCTGAACATGCCGATAGGTTTGGAATGCCATTAAGGCGTGCAAAAACTAATTTGGCAGATAACGAAAGACGGCAAAATCTTATAGACTCATTTGAAAACCAGTTAGGGGCACATTATATAATAGGCGACTATGACGATGAAATTGATTTGATTGAACAAAAGGGCGGCAGCGATCCGCATAATATTTACGGAATGCTTATTGACAAATGCGATGCGGCGATAAGCAAAATAATATTGTCACAAACAGGAACAACAGATGAAAAAGCGCATGTGGGGGCGGCAAATGTCCATAAAGATGTAATGGATGGCGTTATATTCTCAGATAAGCTTACAATTGCAAAAATTGTAAATAAAGAACTATTCCCACGAATGAAAAAACTTGGACTAATAAGTCAAGGTAAGGATATTTACGGACAGTGGGACTTTTCGGAGCAATTAACTATAAATGACCATGTTAAAAATATCGAAAGCTTAAGTAGGTCGGGATTTAGCGTTGACACCGAGGAGGTAAACAAGAAAACGGGCTATAAGGTAGATGAAACGATTATTAATGTGCCTGAAAATAAGATAGGCTCAATCATGAGCGAAGTTAGTAACATGTATAAATCTAAAATAGATGGCTAGGACAATTGCGGAAATAAAACAATCAATGATTGACCAAAAAAACGCCGAAAGCGGATTGAGCGATCTTACCTCCACAAGCTCGGTAGCTATTTGGAATTTAATATTTTTTATATGTGCCGTAGCCATAAAAGTAATCGAGGATTTATTTGATGTTTTACAGGAAGATGTGGAAGAGCGAAAGCTAGAACTGCCAACAGGTGTTTTAAGATGGTACGCAGCAGAGAGTTTATTATTCCAATATGGCGACCAAGTTGTATATAGGGATACTTATATCAACGAAGACGGCGATACTGTTACATTAAACGGCAAAGCAGTTGTATACCCTGTTGTAGATTTAGATAAAAGAGTAGTTGAGTTGGCTGCGGCTAGCGAATCAGCAGGATTAATAACTATTAAAGCAGCCAAAATAACAAGCGGAATAGCCGAGCCGTTAACGGCAGGGGAATTAGCGTCTTTTGAAGATTATTGGAAGTCGAAAAGATTTGCAGGTACGCCTTTAGTGTTCATTTCTGCTGATCCTGACTTAATGAAAGCTTATTATAATATTACTTATGATCCTGAGCTATTGGACAGTACAGGAACATTGATAAGTGACGGTGTAACCAAGCCTATTGAAGATGCAATAGATGATTATTTACAGACATTTCAAGCAGAAGATTTTAACGGAACACTTAAGGTTTTAAGCCTAACTTCTGCAATTGCGGAAGCCACTGGCGTATTAAATGCAGTAGCTACGGATATACAAGCAAAACCAGACGGCGGCACATATTCGGATATACTGGCGGCGTCTGGTCAAACATACGATAGTACGGCGGGATATATGAAGATTGACCCAACCTTCCCATTAAGTACAACTATAAGCTATACAACATGAGTATATTTGACATATATTGGTTTAATGTAGGTGAAAATTTAACGCCAAGTTTTTGGAGAAAGACAAAGGCAGGATTAGAGTCTAAATTAATCCCTTTCATTAGGTCAATATTAGCACCTGTTCAAGAGTTGAACGATTTATTATTTGATTACCAAAGAGCAATAAAATCATATCTTGATTATACAGGTCAACACATCGCCTTGGAGGAATATTTAAATAAGACTTACGACATAGTAGATAGGCGTATATTTATAACAGAAAACAATATAGTAAATGGGGCGCAAAATGTCGACCTTTATTTAAAAGGAGAAGTAGATCCAACGCCTCTAAGCTTGTATTTACAAGGCGAAGCGGCGGATGTTCCTTTTAGCCTTTATTTACAAGGTGAATCAATACCAGATACTTATAATTTCACTATCAACATACCTCTTGTAGTTGGATTTAATGCCGACACAGTAACAAGGCAGGTTAAGAATTATAGCGAGGCGGCTAAAACATTTAATATAGTAACATTTTAGGATATGAACGAGAAAATAACTTTTACAGGCGGCGAACCTGCTATAAATTTTGATGATTTAGATAGGAATAATAAGGCAAATAAAAACGCTTCAATAAATTCATTTAGAGCTTTTGGTGATAATTATATAATTCAAGGCGTTACTGGAAATCCGGCTATATCGGCTGGATATGTTATGTTAGACGGTGAGATACTACAAGTTGACGCACATTCAAAAACAGGTACGCATTTTGAAAAAGTTACAACTTATGACAACGGAGGAAATAAGACGTTTAACGATGGGACACCACGTCAAACGTGGGCGAAACATAGGGCGACCATAACAGCAGGTTCGGGAAGCTTAGCTTATTTAACAGCGGTAAGATTAGGGACTAAATTTGTAGAGCCAACTACAATTGCAAATCTAACAACTACAGTTATTGAAATAGGCGATTGGAATATGAACAGCGTGCCGACTTCAACCATAACGGTGGCGCATGGAATTGGTAATTATAAAAATATAAGAAGTGTAAATGTAATAATAAGAGATGATAGCGATGTGAATTATTATGATATAAATAAAAAATGCGGCGGTGCTGATATCCCCGTAGCAGCTGGAATATCTTCTATAGATGCCACAAACATAGTACTAACACGCCCTACGGGCAGTTTTTTTGCAAGTGTTAATTTCGACTCAACAGGATACAATAGAGGGTGGATAACGGTACAATACGAAACATGATGCCAATAACCAACAAGGAGATAGAGAAAATATTAAGGGGTATCTGGAAAGGTGAAATATCAATATTTAGTTTGCCAAAAAGGATATTTGAATTTACATACTCGGAATTAATCGGAGTGGTAGATAATGGTTTTGGCGGCGGCGTTGGCGATTTCCAAGAGGGTAGTTTTAAAGCAAATAAAGCATTGGCATATCAAAATAATATATCTGTATTTTCAGGCGCAAAGACATTTCAGGAGGTTAAGGATATGTCAATGTTTATTTTTAAGAATGATGGATCAAAAAGACCATTTAAGGAATTCAGGGAGTTTGGGCAAAAAATAAATGAAACATATAACGTGCACTGGTTAAAAACAGAACAAGACACGGCGTTCGGAATGGCTCAAAGTGCTGATAAATGGATTAAAATAGAAGATGAACAAGAGCTATTACCTTATCTTAAATACGTAACGGCAGCAGATGAAAGAGTAAGAGACGAACACGCACAATGGGATGGAATAGTAAGACCTGTAAATGATTCGTTTTGGGATACTACTATGCCCGTAAATGGGTTCAATTGCAGGTGTACGGTTACAAGATTACATGAAGGGAAAGAATCAAGCTTAAAGGGAGTAAAAAGAAACGATGATAAATTATTCAGCGTTAACGCAGGTAAAGTAGACTATATATTTAATGAAAACAAGCACCCATATTTTAAGGTTGAAAAGAGATTTAAACCTATGCTAAAAAACAACTTTGGATTTAAAACACCTGAAAAATGAGTCTAAAAAGAGTGTCGGGAAAATTTGATCTTGGGCGAAAAAGTAAAAAGTTTCGACAACTAAAGAAAGAAGCTCCAAAAGTTATTGCCGAAAATTCATTAAATCACTATTTAGAAGGTTTTAGAAAAGGAGGAGGGCAAACTAATGACTCTAAGAGCGGTTGGAGAAAAAGAAAACCAACGGCAAAAAGAGACGCAGGAAGGGCGATATTAGTAGATACAGGAGCGTTAAGAAGGGATCTGCAAGTAATATCAGCCAAAGAAGGAAAAATAATACTAGGAACAAGGCGAATTCCTTACGCTCGCAGACATAACGAAGGAATAACGGACAGGTTGGGGCGAAAAATGCCGCAAAGGGAATTTATAGGACATTCAAGAGAGTTGAATAAGGAAAATATGAAACTATTGAATAGAATGGTTAAAAAAGCAATGAGAAAATGACAGAAGATGTAAAATACGACATATATACGACTATCGAAGCGGCTTTAGAAGAAATTGCAGAATTAAAACACGTTCTTAAGTATAATTCGCAGGATATCGATGTAACGCAAGAACAGCAACTTAATTATCCACAAGCGTGGCTCTACTTTTCGTCTATAGAATGGAAAGATAATATGCAGGTGGGTCATCAACAAAACACAACAAGGGAGCAGAAGGGGAATTTTGAGATAACTGTAAGAATAGCCCAACATTCTTTTGAAAATGATAATGTAAGTTGGAAAACTGATTTAAGCATATTTAACACGGTTTACAGGAAATTAGCAAATTTACGGGGTGATAATTTCACGCCATTACAACGAAAATCAGAAAATGATGACACAACAAACGATAATGTAAGAATTTGGAATATAGTTTTCACCACAATGGGTACAGAATGTGGCGTAAGCAACAATAAAACAGATGCAGCACCGGTAAAATTAACAATAAATTAAACAATAACAACATGACAACAAGAGCAGAGAATGGATCGGAAATATTATACCAAGTAACAGGCAAAGTAGACTATGTGTTTAATCAAACACTAGAACAAGCAGGGCTATTTAAATTAAAAACAGCATCACCATCAGGAAATGTAAGCGTAAAATTCGAAGATGGCAGCACGGATATAGTAGATTGCGACAGGTTAGACGCAATGAACGCTAAAGTATTAATTGTATATAGTACAAATACAGATATATTAATTACTGATTTTGGGCTATACAAGTAATGACATATGTCTAAATTCAATGACATATGTATAATTACTTAATATACAATGGATTACATTTGAAAAACAGGATATAAATTAATAATTTTATACAAAATTTTAGTATGGAATTAAAGTATTTTACAAATCAAGGCGAAGGAGTTTATGACATTTTATTAAGTGGCGTAGTTGGTCAAAAGATAGATGGCGATCAAATAGCGGCAGAGATAAAGTTTTTAAACGAAATTGGGGCAACTTTAATTCGAGAAAGAATTAATAGTGTAGGTGGCAATATAATAAACGGTATGTCTATTATAGCAGCAAACATAGAAAGTAAAGCAGAAATACATACTATAAACGAAGGGATGGCAGGAAGTATAGCAAATGTGATTCTTACTACAGGAAATAAAAGAATCTCATATGATTACGGACTGGGCGTAATTCATAATCCATCATACAACGGCATTTCATTAAATGACATGGATGACGGAAAAGGAAAGGATAATGCAGTAAAATTCAAAAATTCAATACTCGACATATACACAAATAATACAAGCATGACGAGAAGTGTAGCTTCTAAAAAAATGGATGAAGATATACTTTTAAGTTCTGCCGAAATGCTAGAACTGGGAATGATTGATGAAATAGCTAAAAGTAAATCAAAACCTGCAATAACTAAAAATATGTCATACGTTGACATAATGAATATATGTAACGATAAAAGTAAATTTATAGATAAACCAAAAATTAACAAAATGAGCGATTTAACAAAATTTTTCAATTTAACCGATGAGGCTAACGAAACCGCTATCCTTAAAGCAGCTCAGAAGGATAGGAGTGAATTGAAATTAGCCAAAAATCAAATTTCTGCTTTGGAAAAAACCAAAGGGGAAAAAGACACTGAGATCAATAACCTAAAAGAAGAAGTGAAAACTTTTAAAAATCAAGCCATTGAGAGTTATGTAAATGCTCAAATAGAAATAGGCATGTTTTTAGAAGAAAACAAAGAAAGTGTTATTGAAAATGCCACTAAAATAGGGCTTGAAGCTTTTAGGGCTATCGTGGATGGAATGCCGAAAAAACCTGCTAATGTTTTAAATCAAATCAATAACAACGCAGGAGAGCCAAAAAAAACAACTGACGAGAAATTAAAAGAAGAATATCAAAACTTGTGTGAAAACGATCCTATTGAATTAAAAAGGATTAAAACCGAAGAGAAAGCAAGATTTGACAAAATGTTTAACGCTTGGAATAAATAATTACAGATATGCCAGAACCAGCAACAATAAGACAACCTTTTGGAACTAGTGGAACAAATCAACTACCACTTACTACATTAGGAACAGGAACAGCGGCAACAGGAGTTACAGCCGTTGAGTACGGAGACGGAGTAAACCACAAAACCGTATTAACAGTAAGTACGACATTAGGCGCAATAGCGGGAGGTGCAAACCTTGGGCTAGGCACATTAATGTACACCCTACCCGCAGGGGCACATGTAATCAATTCTGCCTATATGAGTATGGCACTAACGGCAGCAGATGGAAATATTGACGCAGATACGCCAGATGTAGGTATCGGGACAGTAGTTGCAAGCGGAGCGGTGGCAGTATTGAGCGGAACAGCAACGTTTGAAAATATTATAACAGGACAAACCGCAACAAACTGCACAGGAACGGCATCAATTAAGACTACCGCACCAACAGCAGGTACGGGACTTGCTATTGAAGCAGCAGCAGCGCACACTGTTTACTTTAACGTAGCAGACGGATGGGCAGCATCAGGTGAAGCAGCTTGTCCAATTTCAGGTACAATCACTATCGAATGGACAACTTTAGCGTAAAAAATTAAAAAATAAGATAACATGGCACAAATAAATCCAATTAAATTTTCAAAAGAGCTACAAAAGCAGCTATTCCCTGATAATTCTTTTTACAAGAAATCAAGGATAGAAACAGGTATAGGCGCAAGCGTTGAAACTGTAGAGATACCTGTTTCTGGGGACGTAGGAGCAGCAAAAAGCGGAAACCCAACACTACCACTAGCTATTAACCCTAGGACAGATACGAAAAAATCATATCCAGTTGAACAGCTGTACACGAACCCGTACTTAGTTACCAGAGAAGAGGATATTGTATTAAATTACAGTAAATTCACAGACCTTGCTAATTCTTTAGCTATGTCGCTGAATACAAGGGCGGCTAATATAGCAGCTACAGAATGGGGAGCAACTTTATCAACAAACATAGTAAGAACTACAGGAAGTACAGGTAGGTCAACGGCAGTGACTGGAACAACTGGAAATAGAAAGCCGATCGTAAAAGCAAACATGCTAGATGTTAGGAACTTGTTTAATAGAATGAACTTACCAGACATGGGAAGGGGTTCGATATGGGGAATCCTTACCCCTGATATGGTGGACGATCTACTTAATATCAATGAGTTTGTTGATTCTGACAAAACAGGCGAATTATCTAAGTTAAAAAATGGAGAAATTGGCTATATATTAGGCATGAATCTATTAATGAGAAACAACGATGTAGGCTCAACTGGAATTATGTATAATGTTGATGCAACCACAAAAAGAACAGTTGACGAAACACTAGCAACTACCGATAATGCAGCGGCTATTTTCTTTCATAAATCAATGGTAAGACATGCCGAAGGGCATGCAGAGACTATTATTAATAGAAAACCTGCGGGATATTTAGGTGGAACTATTGTTGAATCAGTTGTAAGATTTGGAGCGACATATGACAGACCTGACCAAAAAGGAATTGTAGCTTTAGTAGAAACGAACGCATAAGGGAGGGTAAAACCTCCTTTTTAAAAACTTTATTATTATGAATAAAAAGGAATTAATGAAGTTAGCACGGCAATATTTCGAATCTAACGAAGATAGAAAAGAGATATTTGCCACAGAGGATAAGCATTTTTTCGACAACGAAGGCGATGTAAGGCATTACTGCAAAACAGAAAAAAAATACTTTCACATTTCTTTAGTTGATTACGAACTTGCAGCAAAAGAGGCAGCTGAAAAAGAAGCAGAAGAAAGAAAATCAGCAGAACTTGCAGCAAAAGAGGCTAAGAAAAATAAAGCTCAAACACCTAAAATTAAAGTAAATGGGTCAAATAACAGTAAATAGACTACCAGGCGGTTTAGGCAGGCAACAGCCGGGCGAAGATTACATATCAGGCATGATCTTCAAACAAGCCACTTTGCCTAGCGGTTTTGGCACATCTGACAGGATTAAAAAGGTTACTACTTTAGCAGAAGCAGAGGCTTTGGGTATAAATAACACGCATTCTGACGAAACTAAAGCGACAGGCGGCAATGTTGAAATTACAGCAGCAGGGGCTACTGGTGACGTTTGGACAATAACCATAACGCCAACTGGCGCAAGTGCGGTTGTTTTAGCAACTTATACAGAGCAAAGTGGAGACACGACAGTATTAATAGCGACAGGTTTATTTAACAATCTTAATCTTAATACTATTAATCACGGCTATACGGCAACAAACGCTGTAGCTTCAAAGGTAGCAATTATAGCGGCAGATAAAAAAGGGGCTTCGATAAATACGGCAGGATTAGCGGCGGCATCAACAGGAACAGGGACGAGTACA